ATGCTTAATTTCTTTTCAAGAATCCCGCTATTATCAACGCCTTGCCAGTATGTAACGCTTTATTTTTGTGTGTTCTTCATAGATTTGAAGGTTATCAATTTACGCATAATGTGTACACTGATGTGTATATCTTCTTCCGGAGTGTACACATTGCTTACCGACACAAAATTAAGAAAAGCTCTTGGCAAAAAAAGAGACCAAATCGAGGTCATTTCAGACGCACATGGTCTGAATGTCAGGTTGTCTACATCCGGCAGTATAACATTCTTTTACCGCTACAGATGGAACGGGAAAGCCGCTCAACTAACGATTGGTGATTATCCAACCACCTCATTAGCTCATGCGCGAGAACGTAGGCAGCAGTTCAGGGCTTGGCTAGCGGAAGGGCTTGATCCTAGACGGCAAGTAGTACTCGAGAAACAGAAAAAAGTAGAAGCGCTTACAGTGAAAGAAGCATTCGATTACTGGGAGAAGTACTACTGCATCCCTGAAGGTCTGGTAAAAATCAAAGTTAACCGCCGCGACTTCAATAATCATATAGCCCCAGTGCTCGGAAATATGATTGTAGATCAGACAACTAAAGCTCACTGGCTAAATCTTTTTGACGGTATGGGGCGAAGAGTGGTTACAGGGCAAATGCTCGGTTTGATGCAGCGCACATTTCGTTTCTGTTCCAACCGTGGGGTAATTAACGTGAACCCTATTGAAAGCCTTAGACGATCAGATGTAGGGCTCACAGCAGCTGTAAAAGATCGCAGGTTAAGTGATGATGAAATCATTACAGTTTGGAATGCCCTGCCTGAGATGAAATATAGGCAGCAATTGATAATGAAGTTTCTCATTATGACTGGCTGTCGAAGTACAGAGATCAGAACAGCAAAATGGGAATGGTTTGATTTCAAGGAACAAACATGGACTATCCCGGCAAGTGACTATAAAACTGGGAAGTCGGTGAGAAGGGCGCTTCCTGAGGCTGTAATACAGATGATGGTAGCTGAAAAAGAAACATCAGTTTCAAAACATGTTGTGACGTTGTCACGATACAGGGGGCCAGAAGATGACAGGCCGCCACTTCAACCAAACGTGGCTCTGTTCTCTGCGCAGATAATTGCAAAAACAGGGATGAAACCTTGGTCGCTTCATGATTTGAGAAGAACAGTGGCGACGCGCCTTTCTGAATTAGGTGCGCCACCACATGTTGTGGAAAAACTACTAGGGCATCATATGTCTGGAGTCATGGCGCGGTATAACCTCCACGATTATTTGGATGATCAGCGTCATTGGCTTGCTGTTTGGCAACGTCATCTTGAGAAGTTGATTGGCCAGCCTCTGGTTTGATACCCATGTTGTCTTCCCAAGCAAGAAGGTCTGACAAACGCCATCTTTTAGGACTGCCATTTATTTTTGGCTTCGGAAACGGCTGAGAAAAGTACGATGGCATCCGGGATGGTGTGCTCCAGAAATACAGTGTGCTGCGCGAAATTTTGTATCTGGACAGAATGTCACTGGTTATCAATATTTCATCTTGGAAATGAGATGCGTTATTCATAAAAGCCCCTTAGTTACATTGTCCAGGAAGATGCTGCAGCCTACGGGCGCAGCTCATGGCCGTCGCCACATAACTGCATTTTCTGTTTACAACTTCTACAGTGATCTTTGAGCCTTGAACCACCACCGTATAAGTTCTCTTCGTTTTCTGTCGCCCGTAGGCGCCATAAAGCTCAACATGTTTTGCCAGTGCGGCATCACAAGCCTGGCGGCCCAGCGGTGATTGCTTGCTTCGGTTTATCAGTCGCATATCCACCTCACACAAATACATCAACTGGATCGCCAGCTGCGCGCGCGTTGTCGTTCGCCTCCCGACGGAGGCCGAGAACATAGCCAACGGGATCCCAACTGGACAGAATTGCATTGAGCTCTTTCTGGCTGTGCCAGGTTGTCAGGCGTTTTTTAAGCTCGGTGGCGCAGGCGCGCAAGTTCTCCCGAGTAGGGCCGGCCATCTTCATGCACAAGCACAAAGTCAGAAGCAGATCCGAATATTCGTCGGCGGCCGCGCGCAATGCCGCAGGGTCGATGCTGGCTTCCAGCTCAGGTAATCGATGTTTAAGACTCATGCTGCACCGCCTTTGACGCGGGAGATGGTGTTATCAGCCTTCTGCACTTCCGGATGCTCGTCATAATCCGGAAGATAGCGGCGAGCGACAGCAGCCAGGGAAACCAGCGCCGCCAGAAGCTCGTCGCGCTGCCCGGCGACTTTCGCATGCTCAAGCGCTGCGTTTTCCAGCAGGGCCTTGTGCTTCTTGTAAGCCTCATATGCGTGCCAGGACTGGCCTTTGCTCACGCTGGTGGTAATGTCCGCTACCTGTTCAGGCGTCAGCGTGGTCAGTGGTTGCGCAGGGTAAATCAGAACCTGCCCGGCGTCCCAGTCGAATCCAGCCTGAATTGACTCTACTTCAACGGATGGCGACGCGCCGATGCTGCCAGGCGAGAGTATGAAGATGGTGATCTCCGGGTCGCGACGCTGCGTAGTTGGGTTTGACCAGATGCGGGCTACCAGCTCAGTGAATTTGGAGAATTTCATTCCGCGCTCAGTCATTCCAGGCCTCCAGTTCGTTCTCTATTTCGTCGTCGATTTCGTCGTTGGTGGCTTCTTCATTCAGGTAGTCGCGCGCTTCTTTGAGATAATGCTCTCGACGCCCGTCGTACCATGCTGAGAACTCTGGCGACCAGCAATTCCTGTCACCCACATGAGCGAAAAAATCGTGCATTGCGTTGTTGTAGGCCAAGTTTTCAACCATGCAATACGCCGTAGTCAGTGCCGCCTCACGGATGTAACCGCGGAGATCGCGCTTGTGCCAGTAGGGGCTATATTTCGAATCGCAGCGCCCTTTGAATTCAACTTTCCAGCGGCGTATGCATCGTGCGTTAAGTGATTTGCTCATATCGTTATCGGGAGGGCTAACCCTCCCGCCTCCCTTAGCCCAGGTATTCCGGTTTCATGTCGTCCAGGGTGATACGGAACTGGTCATACAGTTCATCACCCAGGTGGCGGCGCGATGAGGTCAGGGTGCTTTCTGCCTTCGCGAATAACGCTTCGGCTTCCGGATCCCCAGGGTTAGGAAGTGAATTTATGGCAGCCTCAACCTTGTTCTTCGCATCAACAAGGTAGTAGCGCTTCACCGCCTTATTTTTCAGTTCGGTATAAAGAGCAGTACCCAGCAGAGCTTTCTGTGATTCGATGTCTGCGCGAATGGCTTTGGCCTGATCCACTGAGTCAGCTGTATCAATTCGGTCGCGGAGTCCATCGGCAAGAGAATCAATGCTGATACCTGTACCCTGTTCGCTGGTGGTTGCGTCAGAGCTGCTGGTAATCTCAGCTACAGACATTCTTTGCACCGGCGCCGGATTGATTTCTCGTTCTGTTCGTTGCTCAACTTCATCCGGGCTATAAACACCCAGAATCACTTCAGGGCAGTACAGGCGAGCCCAGTATTTCACGCCCAGATAAGCGATCTGCTGCTTCGGGTTAGAAACCCACAATGGTGAATTACGAGTTACAACACCCGAGAGATAAAGCGGCTCACCCCAGGTGATTTCTGACTCACCGCGAAGAATCGCGCCGACCTGAACAAACAACCCGATTTCGTCTTCATCAGTCCAGCCGCGTACCCGTTCGGTAACGGTGTATTTCCCACTTTTACCGTGTTTTTCCCTGGTGATTTCCTGCGTCCTTGTGCAACGCTCCCAATCGCCGCCGTAGCGGTAATGAAATCGACCGTTGATAGCACTGGAGCTGGCGATTACCGCGTTGACGAGCTGGGCTTCATATCCGAGTACGCCATTTACCAGATGCGTTTTTTGCGCGACCGCATAGGGATTCATGCCCCACTGCATAGCCTGCATAACGATGGCCATGCAATCGGCTGGCTTACCTGCAAGGTGAGCTGGCACTGTCACTTGTGAATCAGCCATAAGGTTTGCGAAAGCAGTTAACTGACCGAGAGCCTGAACGTTAAAGATCGCGTTGCTAGCTGAAATGGTGTTTGGTGCTTGCTGTTCGGCTGTAACAATGTTGGTATTTTCCATGACTGTTCCCCCTTATGCCTGTACGCGCAGCGCTTCAAGACGGCGCACATCAAAATCGTTAAGTTCTTCGGTGTAGTCTTCAGTGATCGGAGCCGGCCATTCTCCAGTGTCGAAACCGTTCGCGATGGCGCGCATTGCTTTGCGGTATTCCAGCATGCCGAGCTCCAGTAGCTCTTCGGATGCCTCGATAATGGCGATCCAGTGGTAGTTCTCGTCTTTGTTGACGAAAATCCAGAAGAACTGATCCAGAGCAGCGGTTTCGCAGTACATAGCCGCGCTGAGGTGGTAATCGCGCTCAATGATTTCCCTGTGCAACTTCGCGCGCAGGCCTTCCTGCTTGATGTTCCACATGCTGATGGTCTTCAGGTCCGCACCAATGCGCAGGCCGCTCATGTCTATCTCAAGGTCAGGGCGTACGCGAACTTCCAGCCCGGTTTCCTCATCTATACCGAAATAGCTCACTTCAACGGCGCGGCTCGGATGCTGGAGCAACTTGCCGGCGGTGGGGTGGTTCAATAGTGCTTTCTGAATGTCCAGCGCAGTGCTCATCTGATGGCGGGTAACCAATATTTTTCCTTCCGGGTTTTCGCGCCATGCATCCAGCAGTTCGTCGGCAAACACGGCATCCGGTTTAACCGATTTCACAGCCTGAATCAGATCCGCTTTGGTGCCTGATACTTTCAGCGGCTGCGCCTTCTGGGTTTCCTGAGCGACCATGTCAGGATTGATAATCGCCAGTTGTTCCAACATGGCATCACGGCTGCCGCTGGTTTTAACAGGCGCAGGCAGGGTGGCGTTGTATTCTTTGATGCAGGCCTTCATTGCTGACGCGGTAAAGTTTTTATCGTCACCAACGATTCGCTTGAACTCGTCAGGTAATTCCAGATACGCAATACCGATTGCATCTTTGTCGCCGCCCAGCGGTACCGGAGCGGGCAGGGTGGCGTTGTGCGCCTCCAGCAGCGCCTTGATGTCGTCAGCACTCAAAAGCGGCGGAAGACCGGCGTTGTACTCGTCGATAAACGCGCGGATCGTCGCAGTCGTGGTGAAGGCGCCTTCCGGGATTTCCGGCTCGATGCTGAATTCTTTTTCCAGCTGTTCAGGCTGCAGCGCCAGCGCATGCACCAGATTGCCCATATCCAGAACAGGAGAGCGCATTTTTTCAATGACTTTCGAGACGTGGCGTTTTTCGAAATACATCAGAGATATACGGGCATCTTTAACCTGAGTCGAACTGGTGCCGTTCGCCGCGTGGTAAACATCGTTCGGAACACCTTCATATCGACCGGGCTCGAAGAATTCAGGCCATTTTGTTGCTTCCGGCTCTGGCTCATGCTCTTCTTCTGCAGTTGCTGATTGCTGGTCCTTCAATACTGCCGCGGTAAGGTCAGGGCAGCGCTCAGCAAGAATGTCGCGCATGTTCACGGCATCTGCTTGCGGAGCAGTTGCATCAGTGCCTTCGCTTGCTGATACCGCATTATCATTTTCGTCTTCGACTGGCTGAGCCGTTTCCATCTGCACATCGCTGGTGGTTTCCCCGGAATTAGCTGGATGTAATTTTTCTTCTGCAGCGCGCTGGCGCGCCTGGTCCACGATAGAAAGTGCTGATGCTGATGCTGATGCTGGCTGGCTATCCATCAGACCATCAATCGAAAAAACACCATTGCCAATGTTTGAAACTTCAGGCTGTTTGGGTTTAGTCAGGTCTTCCGTTACCCAGTTCGGCGCATCCGGATCGCTTACTCCGTCGATATATTCACCTCGCTCAGCTGCGAGAATCTTATCCACGGCTGACTGTTCAGCGACGGCGGCAGATGACACATGCCCGGCTTTCTCAAGCGTTTCAGCAGAGGGCGTTTCATGCTTATGCTCTGTCAGGTTCGCATTGATATAGGTCTGCAGACTTACCGGGAAATGATGAATATCGCTGGTGGCGCCACGAATGAGGGCAAAAATGGCAGCGCGTGAATAATCCAGGATGCCTGCGGTTTTACGCAGCGCAGCAGACCATTCTTTGAACGGGCTTTCTTTTTTCTGGACGATTTCTTTAGCCCGGCGATGAATGGATGCCGGGAAATTGTAGATATCGAAATCCATCGGCATTGTGGCCAGCGCAATCTCAACATCAAGCGTATCAAGGGTATGGGTGTAGTCAGGGTTGCGATCGGTTTTATTACCGCCGCCAGCATTCGTGCCGGTATCCGTTTTCTGAACAGCAGAAATATAATTGCCGGCAGACCATTCGCGAACGAGTATGCCGCGGTCAATGTGCGGAGTTTCAAACCACAGTTTTGCAAACTGGATACGCTTGCCCAGTTCGTGGCGCTTACCTTCAGGAAATACAGCTTTGTTGGCGCTGGTAAATTTCCACAGGGTAGGCATGTCGGCATCCTTCAACCCCTGGACGTTCTCAGCGGCGAGAATCAGATCCTGCACTGCGGAGTTATCGGTATTCATTTCCAGAACTGCGAGCTCTTTACGGTGAGGAATACTGATTTGATAGACGTGGTTATCATTCGCCATGTACTGCGCCAGCAGCTTAATGCGGAACGGCTGCTCAGCAATATTGAACAGGGCGTTTGTATCGTTTTCGTATTCAGCATTGCCGAACGATTCCACGGTATCGACATCACCAGCATCGTCAGCACTATTGTCATCAACCAACTCGCCAGTGACAGGGTCAGAGGATACCCCAGCATCATCGGTGTGATGAACGTCCATGGGCTCTTGTCCTGGCTTCAGTGCCCAGGTACGACCGTCGTCGGCTAGCTGGTAGTGTTCGCACCATGAGTAATCGAGCACGCCTTCAGCTGGCAGGTCGTTAAATACCGGGAAATCGGTACGGATTGGCTTTTGATAGTCTTTTCCGCGGCCTGTTTCAATCTCAGCATCTTCCAGGTCGACGTCCAACTGCAGCAGCGCGCGGGATTCGGTTTTTGCAGAACGCCAGATTACGGCATCGGCTTTACCCGATTTTTGAGTCGCTTTTATCAGATAAAAATATTCCATGTGATAGCCTCAATTTTGGATGTAGAATCCCTCGGGCCATTGATAGCGCCCATTCAGGGTGTTCATTGGTTTTTGGTAAATTCCGGTGGAACTTTGGTCGGTGTCACCGGACGTACAGCCCGCTTCGGCGGGTTTACGTTAGGCCTCGTTGGCCATCTGGTCGTATTGACCGCACTTCGTAGAGCAATAGGTTCTTTCCCGTGGCGCCAGTTGCGAACCGTGAATGATGAGGATGGTCATTTTTACTTCCTTGCCTTCCTCAATCGGCTTGCGGCAATAAGCGCATTTCTTCTGCATAACTCCCCCTACATTTGCGCCGTAAATGCGGCTGGGTTTTCTGCTAATACTCCCTTTAGCTGTTAACAGTTTTCTTCAACTCCCTGCTCAACAGCTGCTTTCTTACAATCCGACTCGCTGTCATATACACCGAGAAGAACGTCCTGATTTCCGCCAGTCAGCATGCCGACAGTGAGAACCAGTGCGAACATCGTGTTCATGAAGGGGCACCTTTTTGTGTGAGCATGTAACACACCCGACGAATGAATGCTGAAAGAGGGCTTAACCGAATAGCCTGCTGACGAGCGGGTTTACGTGCAAAATCGACCATTGATATAACTCCCACAGTGCGCTGATTAGCGCCGTCCAGATGAAGAGCCCGATAACTGCCGAAATGATCAGGACTCTGATGCCTTGCTTACTCATTTCAACCTCTGCCTTGTCGCCGGCCAGCGGAACGTTGCTACCTACTGCGCATTGATAATTCCACCTCATCCCGGCATTCGTATGCTCCGGGCAGCTACTTCGTGGGCGTCCTGCCTTGGTGGGTTGTTGCTGGAGTTAATTAAACACAATGTTTATTGTCGTGTCAACATTATGAGTAATTATGCATAAACAAAAAGTTTATAGTGAGGAGCTGGTTAGTGCAGGGAGTATGTTTACGGGTCTATTATTTGGTTATAAAAACCTCTATGAGGGCTAATAGTATGGGTTATGAGAATGAGTGTTTTGTGGAGATGCACCCGCAAATAGCGCAGGTTATCGGGAGCGCGGTTATGCAGCTACTGGTTGAGAAGCAATAGCCGTCAAGAGAGGCGCTGATAGAGATGATTCAGGTGCTGTGGCAGGGTGAGCAGGTAGATCTGGCACTGGATGTGCTGATGCAGAGGAAAGAGTAAGGCAATAAAAACCCGGCTCGGAGGCCGGGTCAGTAAAAAAACTTAAGCGGGTAAGTAGAGATACGATTGTGGCGGTTTAATGTTTCCGCCTAAGTCAGAGATGGGGAGAGGCTCCTGATAGCGTTCGACTTCACCGATCTTTATAGCGTATGCCTTGTCTCTGCCCGAGTAGTAACTATCAAAAAACTGTTTTGATATACCAGCATATTTTTTCGTTTCTTTCCATAAAGACTCTGGCTCTCCGGAAAGGATAGTTTCTATTTGGAACTGACCAACGACTTTACCAAGAGGCATTGTGGCATAGATTACAACAATGCTGATCTCTTGATTTTTGAAAATACCTTTTCGAAACTCAAATCGTTTAGTCCCGTCCAAAATTTTTTCTGCGAATTCTGGCTTAATGGATAATAAAACTTTCATTTATACGACCTAACTCTATGATCTTAAAAAACTGCTCATCAGTAAGTTGAAAATGACTCCATCTAAATCCACGAGCACCGTTTAAACCGACCTGATCAATCAGACTAGCACGATTTGGACGTTTAGGTAAAGATATGTTATAGGAAAAGCGTATAACATAGGGATAACGCTTATCTTTGTAAAAAACTCTGAGTTCCTCTTCAGAGAATACACTAAAGCGAAGGCAGTATTCGACAAAGCTATCTTCATTTCGAAAATCATCAATGGTTTTTACTGACTCGACGACACAAACAGTGGATGCGACTGCACGGTAGTGCGCTGGGCCTTGTCCATCTCCTGTGCGATAGATAACGATAATATCGCCCCTGTTCATGCGGGTAACTGTTGGCATCCCACAAATGTATATTTTATGTATGCTGTTTGCATGCGAGATGTCTTTAACAATATCTGGTGATTCGTTAATAAGTTTGGAGTCAGGGAATAGTCTTGTATGATATTCTGGATATATAGCAAGAAGATATTTATTTACTTTCGCTGTTAATATTCTGGGATAATCCAACAGGATATCACCGTAGACATCATGCAAGGAGCGAGCATATACATACTCTTTTCCATTATGCGTTTCTTTTTCACCATGAACATAAAAACCATAGGTTTGGAAGAGTTTTATTAGGTGGGCATGTTTATCAAACACTGTGACGTATATGTCATCAGAACCAGATGAAAAAGCATGGTCAAAGGCTTTTTTTAAGAAACGCTGACCCCTAAGTGTTCCTTTTGACTCGAACTTAAATGTACCTATCTTTAAATGACGACCATGAGGCAATTTGGGGCATATGTCGTCGGCATCATCATTTTCCTTAAGGTACATGAATCCTTCAATTTTGTGATTTTCATCGTAGAGTATGTAGGCGGATTCATTAGCGTCGGCTTTTTTCTTGAGCCAATCGGGGAACTCTTTGTAATCACTCTTCAATGAATCAAAAAATGGGTCGTTATGATCAAATTGAGAGAAACTGTCATACCTTAAGCTATCCATGTGCCCTCACTTATAATCGAAAATCTCACATTATATTAATGTCCGTAAATCATTCAGATGTTTACAGTTCATTCACCGTCGCCCTTAATCCTTCGCCCCATGTACTTGGCATACAGCTCATCGAGCTCTTTAAGCCGCAGAGATACGATCCGCAGCATGTTCTGCTGCTCTTCTTCGTTGGGGAGTTGGTTATAGAGTTCCAGCAACCGTTTCTCGTCCGGGCGTAAACCATCATTTGCATCGACGTCCTGACCTAAAACCCACTCAAGGCTTACACCAAGAGCATCAGCGAGCTTTATGGCAGAGCTCTTTCCGATCGCTCCCCGCACAAACCAGTTGTTAACCGATTGCGAACTTACACCACAAATTCTCGCTATATCCGCTTTGGATATGCGCTTCATCTCAATTATTTCATTGAGCCTCTGGACCTGTGGGTTGTCGGACTGGTGCGTATTTTTTCTCATATATCACGATTTTAAACTAAATGTTTACCACCTCAACATTCATAAAGTTGACATTAAAATAAACATAATGTTTAATTTTATCTGTAACTTTAACGGAGTGGTTTATGAACGCATTAGAAAAAGCCATACAGAGCGCTGGTGACGCAACGAAGCTAGCAGAAAAACTGGACGTCTCATCTATGACAATTAGCCATTGGAAGCATCGCCATGGGGGAGCCGTTCCTCAGTCTCGGGTTTTTCAAATCTTCCGGGTAACCGGCGTTACCCCACATGAACTTCGCCCAGACCTTTACCCAAATCCAAACGACGGTTTGTCTTCACAAGAGCTGGCGGGATGATCATGCAAACACTTTCCTTACAACAAAATACCGGATTCAACCCCGGCGCTCTGATAAAGCGAAATCAGGCGAAAGTGGAAGATCACGACGGCATTCGTTCTGCCGTTCGCGCTTGGGCTGCAACTGAAGGTCAGGATGTTGTTTCGGCATACATCATCGATGAGTGGCGCCAGCAGGGGGGGGAAGAAATTGAATTTCCCGCGGACATCAGCCGCGCCCGCCAGAAGCTTTTCCGTTACCTGGATAACGAGGTCGATTCTGAAAAGTATCGCGCGAATGTGCGTCTTCTGACGCCAGCCATTATGGCCGTCCTCCCGTTGGAATACCGCCACCGCCTGTTGCCTGAAAACAATTTCATGTCCCGACTGGCTCGGCTGGAGAAAGAGACCAGCGAAGCGAAGGTTGCTGTTGCTATGGGAGCACCACGCCATCAGAAGCTGAAAGAGCTGAGTGAGGGCATTGTCGAGATGTTCCGGGTTGACCCAGAGCTAACGGGGCCGCTAATGGCAATCGTCACCTCAATGCTCGGCACGTTGTAGCTGGAGGTTTACGTGAACCATATCGAATTCATTGAGAAAAACGTCCGCGAAGAGCTTATCCGGCAGGGATTTACCCAGTCAGTGGCTCAGGGGGGGGCATTTCAGGCTGTCGATATGTACAAGCGCATGTCACAGGCCAGTCGTAAGGGAGGCATTTTTGATGATGTTATGCGCCACGCCAGGCTGTGGGCTGAGAAGCAAACCAGTGCTGCAGAAAAGCGAGAAGCAAAGAAATCAATCCGTAAGGGGAATAACCAGGTTGGGTTGTTCTGAGTGGGTGAAGACTGTTGTGCGCCAACACAGCCAGTCTTCGGGGTGTGAAAAAAGGACTCTTAGTTCACGGAGTGAGTATGTCAAATACCGCTGAAGTTATCAATTTTCCGATTAAAACCGAGCGTTCGGGAGGTCAAATGGCCGACCTGGCTAACGGGTATACCAAGATTGCAAACGAGATACAGAAGCTCAAGCCACGTCTGCGGATGTCTGGTCGTGAGTGGCAGTGTCTTGAGGCTGTTATCTGGCTTACCTATGGATGGAACAAGAAGCAGGACCGAGTAACTAACACGGTGATTGCTGAGCTTACAGACCTCGGAGAGTCGCATATTTCCGACACAATCAAATCTCTCGCGGAGCGGAAAATTATCTTCGCTCATAAGCAGGGAGTGATGAAAATTGTCGGTATAAATACTGAGCTGTCTGAGTGGATTTTAGACAAACCGAAAACGGGAAAACTCTTCCCGGAATCGGGAAGAGTGTTACCGAAAACGGGAAAACCTTTCCCGGAAACGGGAGACACCCAATACAAGAACAAGAACAATAGTAAAAGATCTTCTTCGTCTCGGAATTCTAAAGAATCCCGAAACGAGGAAACTTTGAAGTTTCTCTCTCGTCATCCAGAAGCGTCCGATGGGATTTATACCCCTGCGGGAAAATCCTGGGGAACAGCTGACGACCTCAAAGCCGCGCGATGGATTTTCGATAAAGCCCTCACAGTGAATGCCTCACTCTCAGAACCGAACTGGGTTGAATGGGCAAACACCATCCGTCTGATGCGCATGCAGGACAAGCGCAGTCATTACGAAATCTGCGAATTGTTCAAGTGGGCCAACGAAGACAGCTTCTGGCAGAACAACATTCTGAGCCCCACCAACCTGCGAAAACAGTGGGATAAGCTCACGACTAAACGTCAGCGCAACCCAAACCCACTACACGCGAAATCCTGTGCAGCTGCGCTGGACAATACCGACTGGATCAAGGGGGTACTTGAATGAAATCTCTCGCAGAAAGCATGCATAACTTTGACCGGAAGAACTTCCAGCGTATCGCCGCCGGCATGCCTGAAATGCAGGATGCGCATAGCTTTGCACATCAGGCGACTAAAACGGCTGAGATATTCAACGAACTGTTTCGCCAACTGCTCGCCGTATTCCCGGCACTGGCCAGCAAGTCTGCAGAAGACCTCAACGAGATGCGCCGGCAATGGCTTCTTGCGTTCAAAGAGAGCGGGATCACCACCATGGAGCAGATTAACGCCGGAATGCGTGTTGCCCGCAAACAGGAAAAACCGTTTATGCCGTCGCCGGGACAGTTCGTCGCCTGGTGCCGTTCAGAACAGGCTGTTTCTGCTGGACTGCCAGATGCGAATGAACTGGTTGATATGGTCTACCAGTATTGCCGAACTCGCGGACAGTACCCCGACGCAGAGTCATATCCTTGGCCTGAGCACAAAGTCATCCCGGCCACGCTGAAGCACAAAGCCTGCTACTGGATGGTCACGGGACTGTACACCGATATGCGCGCAAATGGCCTCAGCGATTCAGAACTGCGTCGTAAAGCATCGGATGAACTGTTGCGTATGGTTCGTCGCTTGAACGCCGGAGAAACGATTCCAGAACCGATTAAGCAGATCCCAAAACTCGGCGGACGTCCGCTAAGCAACGAGCAGGGGTTAAACAAAATTGCTGAGATTCGCGCGAAGTTCGGTTTGGGAAGAGGGCGCAATCATGGCTAAAGCATTTTCAACTGCTGAGCGCCGGGAGTATGTCCGCGCAGTGATTCGTATCACGAAACATCAGGGGCGCCTGACGACCAGCGATGCAATGAAAAAACTGGGGTTAAGCCGCGATACCGTCCTGAAGTATTTCCGCGAGGCGGAAGCCACTGGAGAAGTCGTTCGTCATGGCCGATCCGGTTTATTCCGCGATCAGCGCGCCATCATCGATTTTGACATGAAACGATTTGGTCTGGTGCCGAAAGCAGTTGTTGGGATGAATTACAGCCTGTTGGGGAGTCCGGTATTCCAACGGGTCCTGGATGTTCAGGAGGCCATTTATTCCAGCAGGCCATGCCCTTCGTACCGGGAGGGCATATGACAATTTTGAAAACTCATACCGGGATCGTAATAACCAAAGACGGTCCGAAACGGAAAAAGCTGCACGCAACGGAAAGGATGTGGGTAGTCAGCAAAAACGAGTTTTACCACAAAGAAACCGGGCGCCATCATTTTGCTGAGAATACGCGCCGCCGGTTGTTGTTGGAAACGATTGAGGCGATAGGTGGTTCACATGACTGAGCACGTCGAAAAATACACAAACAAGGCAATAGAAATCATCGCTGACTATATCCAGCGCACTAACAAGAAAAACGAGCAGTTGCAGGAAGCGAAGGTGCGCTTGGATAAAAAAATCGCTCTGTTCGCAGACGATGAGAACTGCAATACAAACAGGCTGATGGCCGTATTTTTACCAGCAATGACCAGCCATACCCGAGATGGCTTTTTCGAAGAGATAGCCAGAGCCTTAGATAGGCTAGAGTCGGTGTGAAACAAACCACCGTATGGCGGGGAGGATGTTATAAACTATCAAGGAATGGTCGTCATGATACTCAACCTTTCCCTTCTAAATTCCAGCTAGTACAAGGCTTAGTTTAATACTAATTGAAATATTACAATGCCGTTCAGAGAGTCGCATACTGCGAAAGTCCATAATCGATACAGGTATTGAACGGAGAAGAATTGATGACTGACAACGTTCTGACTGATGAAGAATTGAATGCTATCATCGCAAAATTACAAGCACACTATGCAACAATGTCTGAATTTGGCTTGAAGAAGAAACCGAAGAGGCTAGTCAGTTACTAAGGGGGTTACGTGAATTGAGGCAGCACAGACTATTGGCTTTGCTGTGATCATTTGTATAGCGTAATAAGAGAGCATCAGTTTCCCTGCTATGAAGATGAGTATTTCTTAGGTTCAGGGCTCTTTCAAAGTTAGCAAATGCTCTTTTTTGCTGTATATTAATATAAAAATGGAAGTAAGTGAGCGAATTTTTATAACTCGATAGCATATGGAGATAGTGATGAAGAAAAAGATTGGAAACATATTACCTGTATTGCTGGCAGCGGTATTCATCGCCTCATGTAGCGCTCATGCTAAAAACGGAGAGCTCAGTTTCAGTGCAGGGGATGAAACCTTCACATTGAAAAAAGATTGTATTGATGATGTTTCATTTAAAGATGCATCCTCTCCCAGCGTTTTTATAAAAGTCAAAAAGAGTGAAGTCTGCTCTCAAAAATTCGACAAGCTTATCTCTGATAATATAGGAAAAAATCTAGTCGTCACTTTCAATAGTCAGGCTCTCCTAAATGCTAAAATTGCATCACAGATAAAAACAGAAGACGGATTTAATCTTTCCGTACCTAATAAAGATACGGCTCATAGTATTTATGGGTTTTATGAATAACATAAATGGGCACCTTGTAAAAGGCGCCCTGTATTTACTAGTTAATATTGAATGCTAATATTTTGCCCGATCGTATGGCTCTTAAAACGAATACGATCAGTTCCTGCACCATTATTATCTGTTACTTGATATGAACCAGGGCCTAAAGTATTAATCGTAACCATACCATTTGTGCCGGCATACTCAATTTGTATAGAAAAAGTTGATGGAGCTTCAGACACAGTATCAAAATTGATTGTATATACGTCAACACCAACATGCGAAGCTAAATCAACCCATGGACCCCAAGTGAGCGGAGGTGCCCATGCTTGTGTGGAGGCGCCATGATTCTGACCACCGGGTGTTCCACGAGCTTTAGAACGATTAGCGAAAGCAAATAATTGATGAAAACTATCGAAACTGATGGATAAACCATCGGTAAGAATTAAGCGCGGCTGTTGATTATGATACTTTTTCGCTAAAACAGTAATACGTTCTTCAACCTGCCCGATGGGGATATAGTTCGTTACTAATCGATATCCATTGGCAGGTGTACCATTTTCCACTACGACTTTGGTGTCAACTGGTAATGAATCAACGTCTGGTCTGATTTCACTTTTCTTCCTTTCAGAGATATCTACTGGCCACCCGTCTGGGGTAATAGCGACTGGGAAATTGACTCCTCCTTTAATGTGACCAGTCACAGGTACGTGTGGGGCATTCGAACCACCTGGAATAGATAAGTCTTGTCCAAAACTGGGTGATGCAGTGCCTGTTACAACCATGGTTTCATCAGCCATGATAATTCCTCTTTGACGTTTAAAGTTGTAAATAAAATACTGTATAAATAACCAGCATTTCTACTGTATTGTTGTTGATAATCATTGTCAACAAGTCTGGAGTTTTTTTAGGTTGGAACAGTCATTAGCCTGTTATGCGCATCATTCAGACATTTGACCTTAAGGTTGAACAATATTATTTTTGAGTGTACTGTTTGTATATACAGTGTTTTGGGGGTGTTAATGTACACCGAACTGAAAATGAATAAGTGGATAAAGTCATCTACAGTTGCGGAACTGGCGTTATGTGAGTACGTCTGCAGGTCACTCAGGGAGGGAACGTGACGATTTGTTTTGAAACTCCTAATGATCAGGCTTGGTACGATGTAGTAAGGCGGACTGATGGGGTCGTTATATGTAGCTTTCCTTCAACGGGAAGGCATCTCGTTTATAGGTCCGATGGTATTATCTCCATGCGCCCATTATTGCCAGAAGAAGAAATATTTACCTTAAATGGATTTATGAGGTTTGCTGAACGACTCGGCTATCGTGTTACTCCACCTTCTGATAATATGAAATCAACGGCCTGAACAACCGTTACCTACTGCGCCACGGAGAGAAACCATGGCGCAATTGCACTTAATAAAACATTCTCAAGGCATCCTGATCCCCGCAACGCCGGAGACCAGCGATTTTCTACAATCAAAATGCAAACTCGGCGCCGTCCTGGAGGCCGAATATAGACTTGTCCGCAATCCGGCGTTTCACCGCCGATATTTCGCATTACTCAATCTGGGCTTTGAATACTGGGAGCCTACCGGCGGTGCAATCTCTTCGAACGAGCGCAGGCTGATTCTCGGTTATTCCAAATTCCTTGCATCCCATGGCGGCAATGAATCGGTATTCCAGGATATCGCCGAGCAGTATCTTGACCGCGTCGCAGAAAAACGAGCCGGAAGCATCAGCATCTGCAAATCCTTTGACGCCTATCGCTCATGGGTAATCGTCGAAGCTGGCCATTACGATGCGCTTCAGCTGCCGGATGGCACTCTGAAAAAGCATCCCCGTAGCATTTCCTTCGCCAGTATGGACGAAACCGAATTCCACCAGCTTTACCAGGCATCATTAGATGTGCTCTGGCGGTGGATTCTGTCCCAAAAATTCGCCAGTCGTGAAGCTGCTGAAAATGCAGCGTCTCAATTGCTCAGCTTTGCGGGGTGAGGCGATGAAATATTCATGGTTTCACCATCACGACTGCACAACCCAGCAGGCCGATGAACTGATGGATAAGTACCGCAAACGCGGGGTAAAGGTCGAACGTAGTTTAAACCAAGATTTTACGACCTGGACCGTCAGCGTTGAGCTGGTGGAAGACAGGAATCCACCGCGGCCTGATTCCCGCTGGCGCAACCGGATGTGGGGGTGAACATGGCAAAGAGACCCCAACGACGCTGCAAAATATGTCGGGTGAAATTCACTCCTGCATTCGAAAATCATCGCTGGTGCTGTCCTGAGCATGGCGCTGAATTTGCCATGCTGGAACTTGAGAAGAAACGCGAAAAGCAGGCTCAGGCGAAAGCGAAGAAAGAGCGCGCCGAATGGCGCAAACGCAAAGCCGCGGTGAAACCTCTCAGACACTGGGAGGATATGACCCAGCGTGTCGTTAACGACTATATCCGCGAACGAGACTACGACTTGCCTTGCATCAGTTGCGGCACGTTTGACACGGTTCAGTGGGAAGCTGGTCATTACCGTTCCCGCGGTAAAGCATCGCACCTGCGCTACCACGAGGACAACATTCACAAGCAGTGCCATCACTGCAACGTGAATTTGTCAGGAAACCAGCAGCAGTGCCGCATTGGTCTGGTAGAGAAAATCGGCGCTGAGCGCGTCGAGGCGCTGGAAAACAACAACACCCCTCACCGATACACCATCGAAGAACTGGAAGGCATCAGGCGCCATTACAGCGCACTACGCCGTGCGCTAATAAAACAACGGGAGGCCGCATGAGCCGTGACGTTATCGAACGTATCCGCGAACGCTGGCAAAAGCTCCGCCTTTTCCGGTGCCGCGGAACAGTAATGACCGATTATCGCATTTTGAAAAACTTTGTCCGCATTTATCAGTCTCTTGGAGAAATAGCATGAACCTCGAAAATACAGTGAAATACCACTTCGCGAAGTCCACTATGATTAGCGATTCTCCACGAGCGACGACATCAGACTCATTAACCGGCACTGACATTATGGCTGCAATGGGCATGACACAGGAACGTGCTGCTATGGGGTATAGCGCTTTTCTGGGCAAGATGGGCATTAGCAACAATGATCGAGAACGAGCTATCGGTCTATTAGCTGAATATGCGCTGACAAAATGCGATAAAGTTGCCGCGCTGCGCAAGCTCGCGACGAACGTAAAACCTCAGGTTATTCAGATCCTCGCAACGTTCGCCTTTGAGGACTATTCGCGAAGCGCTTCCAGCAAAAAAAAATGTGACTGCTGCTGCGGTTCCGGATTCATCGACGTAGAGGTCTTCACCAACAAAGTATCGTATCCGGACGGCAAACCGCCGAAGTGGGTCAAAGTTACAAAGGGGATCTATCCATCATACTGGGAGGAGGTGAAGTCGGTCCGGGAGCAGGTCCGGGTGCTTTGCCAAAAGTGCAAGGGAAAAGGGACTGTTAGCGCTGCCTGTAACGACTGCCACGGTCGGGGGAAGGTAGTGAACCAGGATGAGACGGAGAAGCAGGGAGTGCCTGTCATGGGCAACTGCAAGCGCTGTGGTGGTCGTGGGTATGAGCGAATCCTCTCCACTGCTGTGCACAGTGCCATTTGCCAGGTAACGGATGCCATCACCCTGGATACATGGAAGAAGACGGTTAAACCATTTTTTGACGAACTGATCACTAAATTCGATATAGAAGAGGCATGGGCGGAGGGACAGCTCAAACAAATAACGCGCTGA